CACCCCCCGCTGCATCGCCGCCCCCTACCGAATACCCCCGGAGGGATATTTTGAGGGGTCTGCGGTCGCATCGGCAAATCCGTGTTTTGTTCCTTTCACGCGGGTGTTCTCCAGGTCTGTCGGTGCGGCCACAAACCCCTCAAAAACCTCCCGAGAAAGGAGCGCATCATGCCCATGACGCCTCCATCCTCGGACGAGGCCTATGAGAACAAGCTGATCTCCCTGGCAATGGGGGAGGCGCAGAAGCTCATGGAGTCCGGAGAGGCTCCTCCGGGCGTTATTCTGCACTTCGTCAGGCTGGGATCCGAGAGATCCAAGCTCGAGATGGAGAAGATCAAGGCCGAGAACGAGATGCTGAAGGCCAAGGCCAAGGCCCTCGAGGCCCAGGCCCGGACCGATGAGCTGTTCGAGGAGGCTCTGAAGGCCTTCGCCGGCTATCGGAGCACGGCGAGCACAGATGATTAGGACCTACAGCGAGTTGTCCCGTCTCGAGACCTACGAGGAGCGGTTCGACTACTTGAAACTCCTCGGAACGCCCGGCCGAGAGACTTTCGGCTTCGCCCGCCGCGTCAATCAGGCCTTCTACCAGTCCAAGGAGTGGAAGAAGGCTCGTCGCCATGTCATAGCCCGCGATCTGGGGTTCGACATGGGCTTCGAGGGCTATCCGGCCGGTCCGGGCGCCATCGTCCACCACATGAACCCCCTCATCGAGGAGGATATTCTGTCGGGCGACCCGGCGATCCTGGATCCGGAGTTCCTGATCACCGTATCGCACAACACGCACAACGCGATCCACTACGGGTCGTTCGATCTACTCCCCCAGCCCGTGATCGAGCGCGCTCCGGGGGACACGACACCCTGGAGGTGACATGAGCTCGATCCTCAGGGACGTGAAGCACACTCTGGGCGTCGATCCGGAGGACCGGACGTTCGACACCGAGCTGTGCCTCCACATCAATGCGGCTCTGGCCATCGTGCAGCAGATCGGGCTACCGGTCGAGCCCCGGGTGGTCGACGACTCGCTCGAGTGGGAGAACCTCTACATCGGAACTCATCTGGACAACATCCGCGAGATAGTGTCGCTGCACTGCCGGTTGACGTTCGACCCGTCTCAGTACTCATTCGTCACCTCGGCCCTCGAGAAGATCCTCGAGGAGGCGAAGGTGCGTCTGTCATATTCTCTGGAGGTCCAATGACCCGTACTATCGCCCACTTCGGCGTCAGGGGCATGAAATGGGGCGTCCGCAAGGCCACGACCCGGGGTTCGACCCCTCCATCCAAGCGCAAGCCGAAGGAGGAACCGGCCGCCGAGAAGCGCCAGTCCCTCGACATGCACGCGATGAGCGACACCGAGCTTCGGAACGCCATCAATCGCATCAAGCTCCAGCGCGAGTACGCCCAGCTCACGGCCCCTCCGCCCAAGGAGAAGAGTCGCGGGCGTCAAGTCGTCGAGAACATCGTCTACGGCTCCGCCGAGGCCGCCGGCAAGAAGGTTCTCACCGGCGCTCTCACGAACGTGCTCAACAACGTGCTTCCCCCGGCTCTTCGGGAAGCGCCCAAGAAGTCCAAGACCGATGAGGTCGCCGAGAAGGTCCTCAAGGGGCTTAAGGGCGATCAGAAGAAGGGCGGAGGTGACGACAGTGGGCCCGAGAAGTCTCCCGGAGGGGATGGCGGCCCTAAGAAGCCCTCTGGTGGGGGCGGCAAGCCGCCCAATCAGCGTGGGAAGACGCGCTTCGACACTCCGGATGACAACACTCTGCCCGAGTGGCCTCCGAGGCCGCGCCCAAAGCCGTCCGGGAGTTTCCCGCCGCCTCCCATGGGCGGTTCCGGCCGCGGAGGAGGGCGCGAGGGCGGCGGCAATCCGTTCCGTCGACGTAAGAAGACCTCCGGTTCTTCGCAATCTCCTCCGGTTCGGGTTCCGGACGCAACAGTGAACCCCAGTTCGTCAGGATCGACGCCCGTAGCATCTCTTCCCCGAAAGCCGATCGCCACTCAGGGCCGCCCCGGGCATTCAGGTTCGGGTCGTTCGTACGATAACGACTCGTCGAACTCCGACCGCAAAGGTCGCGGCGCCGAGCAGGGTCGTCCGGGCTCCACCGGGAAGCGCAAGAAGCGCCGGTTCGGGTTCGGTCACGAGGGTCTGGACGGCATCGTCGTCGATATTCTGGGAGAGATCGACTGATGCTCTCCAACACGGCCGTACCGCGCTACTACGTCGAGTTCCGGAACAAGGTCCTCCGCGGGGAGATACCGGTATGCCGTGAGATCTCGATGGAGATGAACCGCATCGACGCCCTGGTCGCCGACCGGAACATCTGGTACGACGACGAGGCCGTAGAGGGTTGGATCCGCTACTGCGAGGCCGAGTTGACGCTCACCGACGGCGATCCGCTGGTCCTGCTCGATTCGTTCAAGCTGTGGGGCGAGCAGGTCTTCGGCTGGTACTACTACACCACCCGGTCCGTTTACGTCAAGGACGGCGACGGACCGGGTGGGCACTTCGAGCAGCGCCGCGTCCTCAAGCGCCTGATCGACAAGCAGTACCTCATCGTCGCCCGAGGCGCCGCGAAGAGCATGTACGCGTCGGTGATTCAGAACTACTTCCTGAACATCGACACGTCCACGACGCATCAGATCACGACCGCCCCGACGATGAAGCTCGCTGAGGAGGTCATGTCCCCGATCGCCACGGCGATCACTCGCGCTCGCGGCCCGTTGTACAAGTTCCTCACCGCCGGCTCGATCATGGCGACCTCGGGAAGGCCCGCGGACAGGAAGCTCCTCGCTCACACCAAGAAGGGCATCCAGAACTTCCTGACGAACAGCCTACTCGAGATCCGTCCGATGACCGTGGACAAGCTCCAGTCGCTCAGACCCAAGGTCTGCACCGTCGACGAGTGGCTCTCGGGCGACACGCGCGAGGACGTCGTCGAGGCGCTCGAGCAGGGGGCGTCCAAGGTCGAGGGCTGGCTCATCGTGGCCACCTCGTCCGAGGGGACCGTCCGTAACGGCGTCGGCGACACCAAGAAGATGGAGCTGATGCGCATCCTGCGCGGTGAGGAGGAGGATCCTCACACCTCCATATTCTACTACCGCCTTGACGACATCAAAGAGGTCCCGGACCCGGCGACCTGGATGAAGGCGAACCCCAATATCGGGATCACCGTCTCCTACGAGACCTACGAGCGCGCCGTCGCCAGGGCCGAGGCCAATCCGGCGCTGCGGAACGATATTCTCGCGAAGAGGTTCGGCATCCCCATGGAGGGGTACACGTACTACTTCACCTACGAGGAGACGCTTCCGCACCGCCGCAAGGAGTACTGGCGGATGCAGTGCGCGATGGGCGCCGACCTGTCGCAGGGCGATGACTTCTGCGCATTCACGTTCCTGTTCCCCAACAAGAACGGTACGTTCGGCGTGAAGACGCACTGTTACATCTCCTCGAGGACGCTGTCGCTCCTTCCGGCCGCCATGCGGCTGAAGTACGACACGTTCATCGAGGAGGGCGGGCTGCAAGTGCTCGAGGGCGCCGTGCTCGACATGATGGACGTCTACGAGGACCTCTGGAAGTTCATAGAGGAGAACGAGTACGACGTCGTGTCCGTCGGGTACGACCCGTACAACGCCAAGGACTTCATCAAGCGCTGGGAGACCGAGAACGGCCCGTACGGGATCGAGAAGGTCATTCAGGGCGCGAGAACCGAGTCCGTGCCACTCGGGGAGATCAAGATCCTCGCCACCGATCGGCGGCTCCTGTTCGACCAGGACCTGTTCAGCTGGGCGATGGGGAACTGCATCACCCTCGAGGACACGAACGGCAACCGGAAGCTGTACAAGAAACGACGGGACCAGAAGATCGACGCCGTGGCGGCGCTCATGGACGCCTACGTAGCGTACAAGAATCACCGCGAGCTGTTCGAGTGAAGGAGGCTCATGGCCATCTCTGACCGTATCAGGCGGGCCTGGTCCGCCTTCAAACTAGAGGGGAGGACCCCCGACGACGTCGGCGGCTCCGTCTCTCAGGGATCTTCGCGGTTCTTCTGGCCCAGCGCGGTTTCGAAGGACTCGATCGTCGCGAAGCTGTACAACCAGATCGCGCTGGACGTCGCGAGTGTCGCGTTCAAGCACGTCAAGGTGAACGAGTCCGGGTCGTACGTCAGCGACAAGACGTCCCGTCTCGCCGAGAGGCTTTCGCTGTACGCGAACATCGACCAGACATGGGACCGCCTAGTGCAGGAACTCGTCTGGACAATGTTCGAGGAGGGCTCCGCAGCGATCGTCGCCGTGGACACCTCGGCCGACCCGACGACCACCGACTCGTACGAGGTGGATTCCCTCCGGGTCGGGAGGATCACGCAGTGGTTCCCCCGACACGTGGAGCTCGACATCTACGACGACCGATCGGGGAATCGGAAGCGGATCATCCTCCCGAAGGAGGTTGTGGCGATCGTCAACAACCCTCTGTACGAGGTGATGAACCGGCCGAACTCGGATCTTCAGCGGCTCATCAACAAGCTGGCGATCCTGGATGCGATCGACAAGCAGTCCGGTTCCGGCAAGCTCGACGTCCTGATTCAGCTCCCTTACGTCGTGAACTCCGAGATGCGCTCCAAGCGCGCCAGGCTCCGTCAGCAGGAGCTCGAGCAGCAGATGGAGAACAGCAAGTACGGGTTCGCGTTCCTCGATCCGGGCGGACAGGTCATCCAGCTGAACCGCGCGTCGACGAACAACCTGATGGACCAGGTGACCTGGCTCACCAACCAGGTCTACTCGTCCCTCGGCGTCGGCGAGGAGGTGTTCATGGGCAAGGCCACGGAGCTTCAGATGCTCACGTACTACAACCGGACCGTGAACCCCATCCTTGACGAGATCGTCAAGGCGATGACCGGGACCTTCCTCGGCAGGACCGCTCGTTCCCAGGGCCAGCGAATCGCCTGGTTCCGCGATCCGTTCCGGCTCGTCCCCATGGGGCAGCTGGGCGATCTCGCTCAGGCGTTCACCTCCGCCGAGATCATGTCCTCGAACGAGGTTCGCGACAAGCTCGGATTGGTCATGTCCGACGATCCCCGCGCTGACGAGCTCGTCAACGCCAACATCAACAATCAGACGTCGGCGGCCCGACCCTCGGTGGCCCGGCCTTATGCCGACCCGAGAGAGGAGTCATAATGGGAGGTAAGCGGAAGCCCGACGTCTCCGGGTGGGCGACGAGGTACAACGTCACCTGCGCGGACGGCCTCACTCTGGCCCCCGGCGCCTTCGCACGAAACGATGGCGGCCAGGTGCCCGTCGTCTTCCAGCACAACCATCAGTCGATCAGCAACGTTCTCGGCCACGCCCTCGTCAAGGACATGCCCGAGGGGGTGCGCGCCGACATCTTCTTCGACGACACTCCCGAGGGACGCTCCGCCCGCACCAAGGTGGAGCACGGGACACTCAACAGTCTGTCCGTCTTCGCCACCGGCGTCGAGAAGAACGGCACGGTCGTCACCCACGCCGATCTCGCCGAGATCTCGCTCGTCCTCAAGGGCGCCAACCCCGAGGCGAAGATCGACGAGATGTACATTCAGCACAGCTATGGGGATCTCGAGGACGCGGAGGCCTTCGTGGCCGTCTTCGGGGACACCCTGTCGCACGCTGATGACGGCGGTTCGGACTCTTCCGACGACGGGGATTCCGAAGAGGACGACGAGGAGACGGTGGAGGACATCTGGAACGACTTCTCCGACAAGCAGAAGGAGGCCGTCGGCGTCATCGTCGAGGCCGCCCTCAAGAAGGCCGGAGAGGACGACTCCGACGACAACGACAAGAAGGAGGAAGACGTGGCGCACAACGTCTTCGAGGGGGGCACCGCCACCCTCAAGAGCGACGTCGACATCGACGCCGCGAGGGAGGCCATCGGGCACGACATCCTGTCCATGGGCTCGTTCCAGGCGGCGTTCATGGCCCACGCGGATACTTACGGCCTGAAGTCGCCCGAGGTCCTGTTCCCGGAGGCCCAGGTCACCGGCGAGATCAAGACCATCGACCGCGACCAGACCTGGGTGACCCAGCTGCTCAACGGCATCCGCAAGCTGCCCTACGCCAGGTTCAAGTCCCGTTACGCGGACCTGACTCAGGAAGAGCTGCGAGCCCGGGGCTACATCACCGGTTCGCGAAAGCTGGACATCGTCACCGAGATCAACCAGCGCGAGACCGGGCCGCACACGGTGTACGTCAAGACCCGCCTGGACAGGGACACCGAGATCGACCTCTCGGCCGTTCAGAACTTCCAGGTCTGGACCTACCTGTGGGCTCTGCTCCGTCGCAAGATGAATGAGGAGCTCGCGCGCGCCATGCTCCTCGGCGATGGTCGCGCGGCCACCTCCCCGGACAAGATCCCGGAGCACCGCATTCGACCGATCGTCTCGGACGACGACTGGTACACTCGTCGTTTCAAGATGAGCGACGCCAGCCTCAAGCTGGAGGACTCGTCGGCGGTGGAGGAGGTGTCCTACATCATGGACACCTATCTCGGCGAGGGCATGCCGTACTTCTACGGCGCTTCACAGACCATCGCCCGTCTGCTCCACGCCAAGGACAAGCAGGGTCGCCCCCTGTACTCGTCCAAGGCCGAGCTGGCGGACAAGATGGGCCTGGCCGGATTCGTCACCGTGCCGTACCTGCGCAACGCCAAGACGGTTACGGAGGGCGGTACGCGCGACATCTTCGGCGTCATCGTCAACCCGAGCGATTACTGGAGCGGCACCGACAACGGCGGTCAGCTGACCCAGTTCGAAGCCTTCGACATCGACGTTAACCAGAAGAAGGCTCTTCTGGAGACCCGTCTGTCCGGGGCCCTGAGTGCTCCGGGCACCGCCATCCTTCTGACCGGTACCGCCGCGCCTCTGACCGGCGTCATGGTGCCCGACCCGAAGAAGTCCGCCGACCCGCAGCTGCCCATCCTCAAGTAGGATGCGCTACCACGGCGAGATCGGCTTCGCCGAAACACGTGAGACGTCCCCCGGTATCTGGAAGGAGATTATCACTCCTCGACGGTACCGGGGGACGGTCACGACCGCGTCCCGCAGATTCAGGGATACGGAGACCGTCAACGGCGTCCTCAAGACGAACACCGTCATCTCGATCGTCGGGGACGCCTACGCCTTCGAGCACCTGTTCGCCATGCGATGGTGCCAGTGGGCCGGAGCGCTGTGGACGATCTCATACGCCGACTTCAAGCGCCCGCGGATCGTGCTCACGCTCGGCGAGCTCTACAACGTTCAAAATGGGAGGTGAGACGTGTCCGCCGAAGAGAGGCGCCTTGAATTGCATCATCTGCTGGTGTCGATCCTCGGAAGCGAGAACGTCTATCACCAGCCCCCCGAGAATCTGGCTCTCAAGTTCCCGGCCATCATCTACGAGCGGGTCGACTACGACGTTCAGTACGCCGACGACCGCCCGTACGTCTCCACCAGGGAGTGGCAGGTGTCGGTCGTGTCCCAGGAGCCATCGAACCCCGTCGTGGACCGTCTCATGGAGCTGCCCATGGCGAACTTCAAGACGCGCTACATCGTTGATCGACTGCAGCACGATGTGGTCACGATCTACCACTAGGAGGTAACCATGGCCGTTCTCACATGGGACGAGTCCGGTAAGCGATACGGCGAGACCGGCACCAAGCAGGGCGTCATCTACCGCAAGGACGTCAGCGGCAAGTACAAGAACGCGGCCGCCTGGAGCGGTCTCACCGGCGTCTCCACCGAGCCCGAGGGCGGAGAGGCGAACGACAACTATGCCGATGACCAGAAGTATCTCACGCTGATGTCGGCCGAGAACTTCAAGGGCACCATCAAGGCGTTCGACTTCCCGCCCGAGTTCGCGGAGTGCGACGGGACCGCTCATCTCGATGACGCCCTCAAGGGATCGTTCGTCACCGGCCAGGACCGCATCCCGTTCGGCTTCTCATGGGTGACCACGATCGTCAACGACGACAAGGGCACTGCGTTCGGGTACCGCGTGCACCTGGCGTACGGCTGCCTGGCCAGCCCCTCGTCGCAGGAGAACGCCACCATCAACGACTCGCCCTCCCTCAAGGAGTTCAGCTGGTCGTTCAGCGGCACTCCGGTCCCCGTGCCGGGCAAGAAGGCCTCTTCGTACCTGTACTTCGATTCCCGGTACGAGAAGCCGAAGGTCATGCAGAAGCTGCTCGAGATCCTGCACGGGACCGACTCGACACCCGCCGAGCTGCCACTCCCCGCCGAGCTGCTGCCGGTCCTCAAGGCCGCGGCTCAGTAGAAAGACCACCAGGGAATGCTCCGGCTGATACTGCCCGCTGAAGAAGGATGGGACTCTTCGGCGGAGACCTTCATTGACTTGCCCGAGGTCGAGCTGTCGCTGGAGCATTCCCTGGTCTCCCTGTCAAAATGGGAGTCGATCTGGCACGAGCACTTCCTGGGCAGGGACGGGCTCCCTCCTGAGAAGATCATCTCCTATGTGAGGTGCATGTCCGAGACCCCCATCGACGACGTCACGCTGGCCCGATTCAGGAAGGCCGACTTCGACGCCATCGCCGCTTACATCAAGGAGGAGCGCTCCGCCACGACCATCACGGATCGACGGCAGGGCTCCGGTTCGACTCAGTTCGTCACGTCGGAACTCATCTACGGCTGGATGGTCGGGTGTCAGATCCCGTTCCAGCCGGCGGAGACGTGGCATCTGAGTCGGCTCCTCAAACTCATCAGGGTCTGCCAGATCCAGCAGGACCCGAAACCCAGCAAGATGAACCAGAACGACTGGATCGCGGAGCGGAATCGTCTCAACGCCCAGCGCCGCGCCGCAAGGAGAGAACATGGCTAAGATCAAGGGCAGTCTCGAAGCGGCCAACACCGCTCTGGTGCTGACGCCCCTCGCCGACGAGCCCCACAAGACGGGGGCCGAGCGCTGGCTCATCCCCCCGCGAACACACGTCGACTTCACACTGCCGGACGGGTTCTACAATGTCGAGTCCGTCGGCGGTCAGTTCGATCTCGAGCTCCGCAAGATCGTCGGCGAGATCGTTCCCGATGATCTGGTCGGCGATTCCGCCGGCGGAGGAGGACCCGCGGGCCCGGGTTCGTTCCTCAAGCTCCGTGTCGGCGATCCGGTTCCGGCGGGCACACCGTCCGGTACACTGATTGTCCGGGTGGCATGAGCGCCAAGATCCGGGGTATCGCCCATGCCAGCGCTGCGAATGGGACGGGAACGCCGCTGACCGTCGTGTCGCAGACGGGCGATACCGCCGTTCTCATCGCTTCGGCTCAGCTCGCGGCCCCCGCGTCCCTGTACAAGGCTCCCGACGGCTGGGAGGGAACCGCGGCGTCTCCGATTCCGGGGACGAATCGGTCCGGCTACATCGCTCATCGCGAGGTGACGGACCCGTCGCAGACGGCCGGCATAGCGTGGTGGAACGTCGACACCGGGTGGACCGCCCGGCAGAACGCCGTGCTGGTCGTGTTCGAGGGATCGCTCGAGATCGCGCCCACGGCGTGGCAGGTTCCGCTCCCGACCATAGTCGAGGACACGTACATCGCGTCGCAGTCGCACGGCCCAATGTCCAACAAGGCCATGGAGTGGACCGTCACCGGCGATATTCTGTACGACGGCCTGGACACCGTGTCGACGGCCCGTTCGTGGTCCTCGATTCGTCTTGGAGTAACTTCCGCGCCCCCGGGCAACATGGGGGACGGGCAGACTCCGGCCGCATGGTGCGCATTCACCGCCAAGGTCGCGTTCACGCCGACGCCCGGCGTTTCGTGGTACCAGAACGGCTCCGAGGTTCCCGCGCGCGTCTCCGTCTACGAGAACGACAACGAGATCCCGGCCGTTCGCGTCGGCGTCATGCCGCGCGGGGCTGATTCCGTAGATGCCCTGTTCAGGACTCCGAATTTCATGGTCGCCCATCGGGGCGGTTCGCTCGGATGGAACGAGAGCACGCAGCAGGCGTACACGGATTCCATGGCGTACGCTGTCGACGCGCTCGAGATCTCGTGCGCTCGCACGTCTGACGGGGTCTGGTTCGCCAACCACGACAACAACCTCAAGTCCATCGGCGGTCCGGACAAGAGCACCTCGTTGATGACGTGGGCGGAGGTCCAGGAGGCGATGGCGGCCCTCCCTGACAAGATGCCGTGCCGCCTCGACTGGCTGCTCGAGACATACGGCAAGAGCACCGTGATCGTCTTCGACCCGAAGAACAATCACCATCTCCGCTCCGAGTTCTTCGAGATCCTCGACCCGTATAAGGGCCGGATCATCGTCAAGTTCTTCGGGGACAACACGACGCTGTTCGACGCGGCTCGCGAACGAGGGTTCGCGGCGTGGGGCTACGCCTACGAGTCGAGCAAGACGTCTCCGTGGTGGAAGGCGTTCGCCGCCGGTGAGCACCTCGATGTGCTGTCGGTCACGTGGAACGCGACCAAGGAGACCTACGACGAGCTGAAGAAGGCCGGAAAGCCCATCGTGTCGCACATCACGGGGTGGAGTAACCAGGTCGACCATGCGGCTGCGCTCGGCGCCACGGGGACCATCGCCTCCGGCGTCAAGAACATCAAGACCATCCAGGTATAGGAGGACCGATGGCCACCACAGTCAATTACGGGAACAAGTTCAAGGGTGACATCGTCATCCGTCCGGCGATCGTCTCGAAGGAGGATCTGCTCAAGCCCGGCCTCGTCCTCAACAAGACGACGCCGCAGGTTCAGCTCGAGGCCGGTATCCACCTGTTCGAGTTCCTCGACACCAGCATCCCGCCCCAGGCCAAGACCATCAGTGGGACCGGGACGATCAGCGTCGAGACCGTCATCCCCTGAGTTCAAAATAGGAGGTAATCATGTCAGACCCTGTTGACCGACAGGAGACGACTCTCACCCCGTCCAAGAAGGATCCTTTCGAGGACCGGGCGGACGACATCTCTCAGGCTCCGGAGGTTCTCAAGTGAGCGGTCCCGCAGACGTTCTGTACCATGCCGCCAAGCGGATCGGCTATTACGCCCCCGACGACCCGGAGCCGGGCTCGGAGGCCGGTCGGTATTGGGCCCGCAAGACCGGGCAGGCGTGGCTCGCCGGTCCGAGCACCTCGATCTGGTGGTGTATGCTCTTCGTCAGCATGTGCTTCGACGAGGCGGGCCTGATCGACGCCATCGGCGGGTTCTCGTACAACACCGATGTCACGCTCTCGCACATCCGGGCACATCCGGATGCGTACTTCGTGTCCATCGCGGACGCGGAGCCGGGCGATGTCGTCATCTTCGACTGGGATCCCGACACCGCTGCGACCGACCACGTCGGCATCGTCGAGGCGAATCTCGGCGGAGGCGTTCTTCAGACGATCGAGGGCAATACCTCTTCCGGCGCCTACGGCTCTCAGTCCGCGGGCAACGGCGTATGGCGGAGGCAGAGGTCCTACGGGATCGCGTACGTCATCCGGCCGGCCTGGGACAGCGCGGGGTCGTCTCGCGAGCCCGAGACCAAGCCGTCGTGGTGGACCGACGAGGACGGCGTCTGGGGAGCTCAGACGGGCGGTCGTTTCCGTCGCGTCATGGGGCTCACCAACCAGGCGTCGTGGGAGGAGGCCTGCAAGCGGTTCCAGACGTTCCTCAACTGGGCGCTCGACGCCTACGAGATCAACAAGCTCACCGGCGCCTATATGCTCGAGGTCGACGGCGTCGACGGTGAGAAGACGTGGAAGTGCTTCCAACACTTCTGGAACATGTCGGACATCCCCGGCGACGACAGTCTTCTCGAAGAGGACGGCATCCTGGGCGTCGACACTGTCACCAAGGTTCAGAAGACCCTGAACAACTCCTGGCACGGATCGGGCGGCCTGGCCAAGGCCGTCTGACTTCAAAATGGGAGGCATCACGCTCGAGGCGAGCGGCAACTACTCCCAGACCACGACCTGGCTGCAACGGATCGGCCGCATGTCGATCGAGCAGCAGCTCAGACGCTATGGTCTGAAGGGAGTCAAGGCGCTCGCCTCGAGCACTCCTGTCGGGACTGGGAAGACGGCCTCGTCCTGGTCTTACACCGTGTCCCAGAAGGGTGATAACTGGGTCCTCTCCTGGAACAACAGCAACATCGTTCGCGGAACTCCGATCGCCATCATCCTCCAGTACGGTCACGTCACCGGAACTGGGGGTTGGGTTCAGGGCCGCGACTACATCAACCCGGCGATCAAGCCGATCATGGACGAGATCGCCGAGGGCGTATGGAGGACGGTGACGAATGGCTAAGGTCGAGGAGCGGGTGGTCTCGCTCAAGTTCAAGGCCGATCAGTTCCTCAGCGGGATCAAGTCGTCGCTCGACGGCCTGCGGCAGCTGGACACGGGACTGAACAAGAACATCTCGGCGAACGGGCTGAACCAGATTAGCTCTGCCGTGAAGAGTATCGACCTCGAATCCCTCGGGGTGTCGGCCGAGAACGTCGGAACGCGGTTCAGCATCATGGCGAACGCCGCGTCCGTCGCCATCGGAAACCTGGCGAGCAACGTCATCTCCCAGGCCGCTTCGATGGTCAAGTCGTTCACCCTCGACCCGATCATCGACGGCTTCAAGGAGTACGAGCTCCAGCTCAACTCCACGCAGACCATTCTGGCGAATACAGCGTCCAAGGGCGAGGATCTCAACTCGGTCACCGCTGCCCTGGACGAGCTGAACAAATACGCTGACGACACGGTGTACAACTTCAGCGAGATGACCGCCAACATCGGTCGATTCACCGCCGCCGGCGTCGGTCTGAAGGACTCGGTTTCCGCCATCAAGGGAATGTCGAACCTCGCGGCGGTCATGGGCGCGGACACGAACCAGGCGGCCAACGCCATGCGGCAGATGTCGCAGGCGCTCGCAACCGGCACGGTTCGCCTTCAGGACTGGATCTCGATGGAGAACGCCTCCATGTCCGGCGAGGCGTTCACAAACGCTTTGAAGCGCACGGCCGAGACCTACGGAACGAACGTCGATGCTCTGATCGAGAAGAACGGGTCTTTCCGGGAATCGCTTCGCGAGGGCTGGCTCACGTCCGAGATCATGATCGAGACGTTGAACCAGCTCACGGGCGATATGACCGACGACCAGCTCCGTTCGCTCGGTTATACCGAGGAGCAGATCGTTGCGATTCAGGAATACGCCGCCATGGCCAAGTCCGCCGCGACGGAGTACAAGACGTTCTCGCAGGTGGTGGGCGCGGTCCAGGAGTCGCTCGGCTCCGGATGGGCTTCGTTCTGGCGGAAGATGATCGGTGGCCTCGACGAGGCCAAGGCGCTGTGGACTTCGGTCGGAAACGCCATCACGAAACCGATCGACGGGTTCTTCAACAGTCTTTCGGCGGTCACCGACGAGTTCGTCGAGCTGGGGGGCAGGACCTCGATCCTCAACACGATCGGGAACCTGTTCAATTTCATAGCCAAACCTTTGGGCGCGTTCATCGGCGGCTTCAAGGAGGCCTTCTCGGGTTCTCCGGCCAAGGCCCTCGCGACGGTCGCTCATTTTCTGGAGAAGATGACCGCGGCGTTCGTCCTCAGCGACTCAGCCGTGGAGAAGCTCAGGACAACATTCGCCGGACTGTGGAGCATCGTCCACATCGTCACGATTCCGTTCACCCAGCTGTTCAAGCTGGCGACTTGGGTCGGCGACAAGGTCCTGACGCTCGTCGGCATCTTCACCGGCGCCGGTTCGAACGGCTTCCTGTCGTTCACCGCGGCGATCGCCAAGGGGCCCATCGCTCTGAACAAGTGGCTCACGGCGCTCGACCCGGTCGGCAAACTGATCGACTGGCTCAACCCGAAGCTCAAGGTCGTCAGCGACTGGGTCAGCGAGCATCTCACGAACGGGTTCCACTCCGCCGGAGATGCGATCACCCGATTCCGGGAGGCCGTGGGAACTCGCCTTACGGAGAAGCTCGACTCGATCAAGGAGTCGATGCACAACGTCGGGCAATCCATCAAGGACTGGTTCAGTCCTCGTCTGAAGGACGCCGGGGAGTCGCTCAAGTCCCTCGGCGAGCAGGCGAAGGCGAACCTCTCCGCCAAGTTCGAGACGCTCAAGGCGAAGCTGACCGAGCTCGGGCACGTCTTCGCCGAGGTGTTCGGGAATCGGGCCGATCTGCTGTCGGGTCTCACCCCGTTCGGCGAGAAGGCCCGCTCCGTCGCCGAGGCCCTGCACAACGCCTACCTCGAGGTCCGCTCGTTCGCGGCGGGAGTCAAGGAGGCTTTTGGCGATAACATCACCGCGGGGCTCGACAAGATCAAGTCCGGTATCGACTCGCTCACGTCCAAACTCAAGGCCAAGGCGGGAACCGTGTCGATGCCCTCCGTCGACACTTCGGGCGCCAGAGCCGCGGCCGAGTCGGCCTCCGCGACCGTAGCGGCTTCCGCGACAACGGCGACCGAGGCCGCCAAGTCAAAATGGGAGGATTTCTGGACCGCGATCAAGGACTTCGCCGTCCGGAACTGGGGTCCGATCAAGAACGTCCTGGACAAGGTGTGGGCGGGGCTCAAGACGGCGTTCGGTCACATCGGCAGCGCCATCAAGGGCGCCTTCACCATCGAAGAGGGCGAGCTGGGGATCGTTCGTCTGCTCAACCTGCTCATCGCGGGCGGTTTGACGGCCAGCATCTACAAGTTCGCCCAGGCGTTCAAGACGGCCACCGAACCTCTGGAGGCGTTCTCAAGCGTTCTCAAGTCGTTCACGGGCGTGGCAGACGCCGCCGCCCAGAACATCAAGGCCCGGTCGTTCCTCACGATCGCTGCGGCCATCGCCGTTCTCGCAGCGGCGCTCTGGGTCCTGTCGAACGTCGACACGGAGGATCTCACTGACGGAATCACCGCGATGGCGTCCATCGTCTACACGCTGATCTCCGTCATGAAGGCGCTCGACAAGCTCGAGGCGACCGGCGGCAAGATGACAATGGTCGGAGCCGCGCTCCTCCTCGTAGCGGGCGGTATGGTTCTGATGGGCATCGCCGTCAGCAGGCTGGCCAAGATCGACACCGTTCAGCTGATTCAGGCCGGCGTCGCGCTGTCCTACCTGTCGAAGATGATGACCACGACTCTCACGTCGATGGACAAGATCAACCTGACGGGATTCAAGTCGACGGCGGTCATCGGCATAGCAGCGGGTCTCTGGCTTGCAGCGTCCGCGGTCGCCAAGCTCGGCTCGATCGACATCCCGACGCTGATCAAGGGGACGCTCGTCTCGAAGTACCTCATGGAATTCATGGGGAACCTCGCGTCGAAGAGCGGTGGAAACGCTATTGTGTCCGGCGACACCGCCGCCGTCTCGCAGTCGATCAAGGGCGGAACCATCATCGCCACGGCGATCAGTCTGTATCTCGCGGCTCTGGCCGTTCAGAAGCTCGGGAGCATGGATCTGGGAACCCTGGCCAAGGGGACCATCGTCGCCGGGCTCCTCATGAGATTCATGGGGCAGATGCAGAGCATGCCGTCCACGGCCACGCCGATCAACACCGGCCCCATGCTCGCCTCGGCTGTGGCGCTTCTGGCCATCGGCAAGACCATGCAGATGCTTGCCGAGATCCCATGGCCGAGTCTCCTGCTCGCCGTCGTCGCGATCAACGCCGTTCTCGGCGGTCTTTCGGCCGCTATGGAGTCGATCGACGACGATATTATGGGAGGCGCCTCACTCGCCCTGGCCGCGGCCGGGATCCTGATCCTCGCGAAGTCGATGCAGACCATCGGCAACATGAACGCGAAGTCCATCGCCATCGCCCTCGTGGCCATGGCGGCGGGCCTCACGATCGTGATCGTTGCCGGGAAGGCCGCCATGGCGGGCGCCGAGGGCCTCATGGTCCTGGCGATCGCTCTGGCGGGTCTGGGACTCGTGGTGGTCGCGTTCGGCGTCACCATGACGGCTCTCGCGGGGCTTCTCACGGTCATCGCGGCCGTGGGCGCCCCCGCGTTCGCGGTTCTGGCGGCGGGGATCAACCTCCTCTCGGGGACGATCCCGGTGTTCGCGCGGGCGGTGGCCGAGGGTATCGTGGCGGTCATCGTCACGCTCGGGCAGAGCGCCCCAGCGATCCGAGACGCGATCGTCGCCCTGATCAACGGTCTCGCGGAGGCTGTGATACAGAGTGCTCCGGCTCTCGGGTCCGCCGTCATCGCGCTCATCATGGAGATGTGCCGCGTTCTGAAGGAGACGGGTCCGACCATCATCGAGACCGCGATATTCCTCCTGATGACGCTGCTCACCACTCTGAAGGACAACGCCTATCAGATGGCCTCGACGGCCGCCGAGCTGATCGCCAACTTCCTGAACGGCATCGCCGACAAGATCGGCGACATCGTCATGGCAGCGGTTAATCTCATCATTTCCTTCATCGAGGGACTGGCCGACGCGATCGAGAACGAGGGTCCCAGACTCAGGAAGGCGCTCAAGAAGCTGGTGACCGCCATCGTCGACTTCTTCAAGGGCGTCGGCAAGGACTGGCTCCAGATCGGCAAGAACATCGTGAAGGGCATCTGGAACGGCATCGTCGAACTCAAGGACTGGCTCGTCGGCAAGGTCACGGGCTGGGTCGGCGGTCTCGTCGACTCCGCCAAGGACGCGCTCGGGATCTCGTCGCCGTCCAAGGTCTTCGCGTCCATGGGCGGTTACATGGTCGCGGGCATGGCCAAGGGCATCGACGACAACGGGCACAAGGCGGTGGCGTCCACGGTCGCCCTCGCCGAGAGCACCGTCGATGCGTTCAACAACGCCATCAAGAACGGCGTCAACACGGAGTTCGAGGCGTTCAACCCGACCGTCAGGCCGGTTCTGGACACCACGGACCTGCACAAGGGCCTCGAGTCCCTCAAGACCGTTGATATTCCGGCGACAGTGTCGGGCATCGGCCGCGTCAAGGAGGAGAGGCGGGAACCGGGGGAGAACCGTACGAGCGACATGCGGCCCTCGGTCACGTTCAACCAGAACAACTACTCGCCCGAGGCTCTGTCCGAGGCGGCCATCTACCGGAACACGAGGAACCTCGTCAGCCGGCTCGAGTACATGTAGGGGGAAAGATGATACAGGGGGTACACGTGTACTCCGATAACGGGGAAACCGCGTGGCTCCCATTGTCGGACCCCTACGGCACGGGCCTCGCCGTGCTCAACATCACCGGTCTGGGTCCTGTGAAGACCGATCTTCGGATCACGAACTACGGGGCCCAGTCCGGTGGTTACTACAACGGCTCGAGGGTGGGGACGCGCAACATCGTCTTCACCCTCAAGCCGCTCGGGCCGGACATCGAGTACGTTCGGCGCTGGGCGTACAAGTTGCTGGACGTCGAGGAGCACGTCTCGATGGTGTTCGTCACGGATTACGGCGACCGTCGCATAGACGGGTACGTCGAGTCGTTCGAGGCGGACATATTCTCGAAGAACGAGCTGTTCACTGTCAGCGTGATCTGTCCGAGGCCCGAGTTCACCGACGGCGACGGCGTGGTCCTGACGTCCTCGAGCGCCGACACCATGAACGCGACTTTCGAGTTCCCGTTCGAGTCCAGATGGCTCATGGACGACATCGAGTTCGGGACGCCCCGCAATTACGCGGAGAACATCGTGCACTATTCCGGCGACGTTCCGGTCGGGTGCGAGATCCACGTCGATATTCTGTCGGACCCGGGCAAGACCATAACGATTCTCGGTCCTCGCGGGACCCAGGTCACGGTTGAGAACGTCAACAGCACCATCAAGAAGGGCGGGCGCCTGGTCCTCAACACCGTCATCGGCAAGAGGGAGGCGTATTTCGTCAAGGACGGCAAGAAAGTCGACCTGGCCTGGACGCTGTGGAACCAGAGCAACTGGCCCGTTCTGTACCCCGGATACAACACGTTCGTCGTGCAGACGGAAGAGACGCTCGAGGTGCGGCTCACCTGCTACTATCAGAACATGTATCGGGGGATCTGATTTGTTCACCATCGAGTACCCCACCCGGGGCGCGTACGGCGCTGTGACCCGTGAAGCTCCGTCGGTCATCATCGACGACTTCTACTCGGCGTCATGGACCGAGCGCTTCTGGGACATCGGCGAGGCCCAGCTCGAGCTGCCGATGAAGTACTACGCGCTCGCCCTGGACGCGAGGCGCTATCCGAACGGGCATTACCTGCATTTCTCCGAGAGCGAACGGGTTATGAACCTGTGCTCCTCGCGAGTGGTGACGAAGAGGGACGACCCCAGGATCATCCTCTACTACAAGTCCCTCGAGAACTTCCTGTCGTTCAGGCGCGTTCACGAGGGGCCCATGGGCTGGCCGTACTACTCGCCTCCCGTCGCGGGCGTGACGAACTACACACTCCTCGACATGTGGCGCTACTACTACGCCACGCGCTACCGCGTCCCATCCATGCAGTACTACAAGGATCCGCGAATCTCCGACGACTGGATCGGGCTCATGAGGCTCGATTTCAACGTGGGCGACACGGTCCTCGACGTCACCAAGGCGTCGTGCATGCGCACCCTGCCGTTCCGCAAGCGCCACGGCTTCCAGATCAAGGTGGAGGGCGAGGAGAAGCGATGGTGGAACATGTACATCACCGCCGTCGACGCCCCCGACCCGCTTCCCGACTGGACGGACTACATCGAGGCGCTGGAGTTCGGAATCGACTCGAGCAAGTACGCGAACGCCGCTCTGGTGATCGCCCCGAAGATCGAGGAGACGAAGAACGCACAGGGCGTCTACGACGGCTATCGGGAGATCGGCAAGACGGTGTACGACTCGCCGACGTACTACGAGCCGGGGTACGTGGCCGACTGGAACCGGGTCGAGAAGAAGATCGAGTACCAGCTGGACGGCAAGGACTACAAAGAGGCCACGGCCATGATGCAGTACATCACCGACACCTGGGGGCAGATCGGAGGACCGAACGACCCGGGTACGGCGAAGAAGCTGGTCAAGGAGCAGTCCTCAGTCCGAACCGTGGCGACGACCCCGGCCACCATATCCAAGGCTCTCAAGTACGGCAAGGACTACCGTCTCGGAACCATGTTCCAGTGGACCCCCTACGCCGGTGCCGGAATCCTGAACACGGCGTGGTTCGACGCCAGCACCTCGTTCGAGGCACTCGTCACGGAGTACACATGGACGATCGACGACACGGGCGTCACCGAGACTCCCGGAATCACGATGTGAGGAGATGATATGACTCAGAGATTCGGGTTCTTCGACTCGGTCAACCACGATCGGCGCTACAACTCGACTGACGTCTCGCGCATGTTCGACGGCCTCATTCGTGACGGCATCTATCTGAACTATCTCGAGTCGTTCGCGGTCCAGCCCGCGGGCGGAATGGATATTTGGATTCGTCCGGGCCGCTGCTGGTTCAACCACCGCTGGTTCGAGTGCGACGAGCCCGTGAAGCTCCGTCTCAACAACTCGCACACGGTGTGGTCGCGCATCGACGTGATTGTCATCGAGGTGAACGACGCCGAGACGGTTCGGTCGGTGTCTCTGCGCATCATGCAGGGGCCTCCCGGGAGCACGCCGACCGAACCTCCCATCGGGGGTTCTCCGACCCTGCACCGGTATCCGATCGCCGCGATCAAGATCGAGCCGCGGCTCACGAACATCACCACGGCGCACATCTACGACCGTCGGGGAACGGACGCGTGCCCGTGGGTCGCCAACATCAACGGCTCGATCAGCACGAAGATGCTCACGGATCAGTTCAGCTCCGAGTTCCAGACGTGGTTCTCGGCGCTGAAGACAGTTGCCCTGACCCCGCCGAACGCCAACGTCGAACTGGCCGCCGTCAAGCAAGAGGTGGCCAAGTTCAAGGAGCGGTGGGACACCGGAGCCATGCAGCCCGGTGGGATCTCGGACAACACGCGCATTCCGCTGATCAACCCGAACGGCACGACGGCCACGTCCGCCGTCTCGGGCTTCGCCTATGAGATATTCGACGGCATCCCGAGCGCGCACAACACCCTGTACAGGGGTAAGAACCTCGGGACGATCATGACGGCCGCTCAGGCCGCTGAGATCGAGGCCGGGACGTTCAAGGGGCTCTGGCTCGGCGACTACTGGACGGGCGACGGCCGCGATTACGTCATCGCCGGATTCGACTACTGGCTGGGCCTTCGGAACGTCACGAAGCATCACATCGCGGTCGTTCCGAAGTACAGCGTCAGCGGAACGCCGATGCACAGTTCGGGGATCATGCCGCGCGGGCCGTACTACACCGATATGTACCAGACGACCCTGCCCAGCTACAGACCGCAGTTCGAGTCCGTGTTCGGCAACCGGATCATCAAGCACCCGGTCACCTTCGTCTCGGAGTACGACGAGCACAGCGACCCCAAGGACTACTCGTCCTTCGACATCGACATCTCGGTTCCCGATCCGGGAATGGTGTCGACGTCCGGGATATCCGTGGGCATACGCGGCGGCGTGACCATGGCCCGGTCCTCCGGCTCGAGGCTCTTGCCGATCGTCCTGTTCAACAGCGGGTTCGCCAACACATCCGCCGATGTCGGCTACTGGGTCAACGCGTCCTACGGTCCGCGATCGGTGGCTTTCATGCAGCGGGACGGCTCGTTCGATCAGTCCAACCCCACGATTGCCAGGTTCCTGTGGCCGATCTTCGCAGTTGGAGGCTGAGCCTTGCACACGCTGGAGCTGATCCTGACCGTGTTCGGGTCGGTTGCGGCGTCGTCCGGGTTCTGGACGTACCTTGCCCATCGGAACGACGATCGACAGGCCGTGGATCAGATGATACGAGGCCTGGCCCATGACCGTATCATACACACCGGCCAGGGTTATATTCGTCGAGGCTGGATCAGCTGGGACGAATACGAGGACTGGGTCACATACCTGGTCAAACCATACACCGCTCTCGGCGGAAACGGGATCGCGGAGAGAATTGTCCGTGAGGTGGATAGTCTTCCGATCCGCTCACAGAAACAGGAGAAGCATGGCACTCGACAACAAGACGTATGACCGACTCAAGTGGATCGTCCAGATCCTCGCACCCGCCGTGGCGACCCTGTACGTCGCCCTCGCGGCCATCTGGGGCTTCCCGCACGTCGAGGCCGTCGTGGGCACCATCACGGCCCTGACGACCTTCGCGGGCACAGTTCTTCACATCTCCAGCGCCACCCACGCGGCGAGCGGCGACGGCGAGCTCCACGTCAAGGAGAATGACGACGGGAGCACCGTGTACGCCGTTCTGGGTGACAAGCCCGAGGACCTCAAGGGCATGGTCACCCTCAAGGTCGTCAAGCAGGGCTGAGGGATATTCACAGGTCACGTAGTGAGTAGAAAGGAACACTCATGTCGAATTACGCCGCACCATCGGTGGAGGACCTCGCCGCCTACGCGCGCGAGCACCTCTCGAACCTGACGCCGTCCGATCCCGACTACGCCCCCACGCTCAAGGCCGTCATGGACCTCGAGCGGCTCTCCAGCACCCTCCAGAACGAGGAGGTGGACCGGTGGGTCAAGACCTCCGACCAGGAAGTCAAGACCCTCGACCACGCCTCCTCGCGCAAGGTTGCCGAGAAGCCGCCGATCGCTCCGACGGTCGTGAGCGCGGCTGCTCAGGTCGGCTCGGTCGGTCTCATCGTGTTCGCGGAGCGCATCGCCGTGATCGCGTCCAAGGCCCTCCCGATGGCTTGCCGCTTCATTCCGTGACCTCACTCCCCCGACCCCCTCGGTCCCCTCAAGGATCGCAGGGGGTCGGGGTTCACACGGCGTGATATTTTCACAGGGCTCATAGTGAGAACGTGTATCCACGCGTCTCATCGTCTTTCAGAAAGGAACACCAACATGATCGGATTCGCACCGATCGCGGGTTTCATCGCCAAGCACTCCGTCGGGATTCTCACGGGTCTCGCCGTGGCCGGAGTCGGAGCTACAGCAGTCGAGGCGGCGCGAGCCCACGTCAAGGCGCAGGAGATCCGGTATCAGCGCGGCGACACCCGCCGGGAGGACCTCGTCAACCTCGTCAAGGCCAGGTGGAAGTGCTACATCCGTCCCGTCGCGTGCGGGGCATTCACCATCGGGTGCGTCATCGCGGCGAATCGCATCAGCGCGAACCGTCTCGCCGCCGCCTCCATCGCCCTCGGCGCCGCCAAGACCGAGCTGGGGGATATTCGCAAGGCGGTCGAGGGCCTTCCCGACGAGACCCGCAAGGAGGTCGACGAGAAGATCCAGGAGCGCCGCACCGAGAGGGCCGCGAGGGAGCACCCGGTTCCGCCGTACCACTCCGAGCGCGAGATCCTGTGGTACGAGTCGTTCACCGGGAGATATTTCCGGGCTTCTCGGTCCTTCGTCGAGAACGCGGTCAACGAGTGCAACCACGAGATCACCCACGGGGACTCGATCTCCCTGAACGAGTTCCTCGGCAAGCTGGCGCTCGAGCCCACCGACGCCGGCGAGCTGCTCGGCTGGGGGATCCTCGGCCCGCTCATCGAGATCGACGTCGCCGCCGGATTCGACCACGAGGGCAAGCCGTGCGCCGTCCTGGGCTTCGTCGACCCTCCGAAGCCGGATTGGCACAAGATCGGCTGACCCTCATATTTTACAGGCGCCATAGTGAGAACCTGTCCGCTCAACTGAAAGGAATACAACCATGAGCGACAACTCCACCCTCGTCCCCGCCGACAACGGCGAGGCCACTTCCTCTCCCGCCGAGAAGTCCTCGCTTCGGGCCCGTATCCGGGCTCGTCGTGAGGCCTACGCTGCTAAGCACCCTCTGCGCGCCGCGTGTGCGGCGGAGGCCGTGAAGGGGGCGACCTACGCGGTCGCCGCCACCGGCACTCTGCTTGCGCTCGGGGCGCTCATGGCGCTCGGAAGCAACAACTCCGACACCGACGAGACCGATGACATCATCGAGTCCGACGACGAGGACATCCTCGACGACGAGGAGGAGTGACCTCGCCCCCGTCCACAAGGGGCGGGGGTTTCAGCCCATCACCACCAGAAAGGAACATCATGGGCAAGATCCTGTGCCTCGGAGTCGAGGCCGTTGTCAGCTGCACCATCGGAGCGGCCCTCGGCGGGGCCATCCGACCTCGTACGCCCGTCGGCGTCGTCTGCACGGCGATCGGGACGTTCGCCGTCAACTTCGTCGCCGCGCCCTACATTCACGACGCGACCGTCCGGGCCCTGAGCCCCTACGTCGACGTCATGAAGTGATATTTCCAACCCGAAAGGAACCGACATGATCAAATACCACTTCTCCGTCCAGTCGATGTTCGACGAGGGGCAGACCATCGAACAGGACTGCTACTTCAACCTCACCCGCGACGAGATGGTCGCCCTGCTCGCGGCCGACCCGTCCGGGAACCCCATCGCCCGTCTCGTGGCCGCCAAGAGCGGTATGACACATATCGAGCTGTACATGACGCTCCGCGACCTGATCAAGGCCGCGTACGGGGTGCCCAACGCGGCTCGTACCGGGCTCCGCAAGAACCCTCGGCTGACCGAGGACTTCATCGGCTCGCCGTTCATGGACGCGCTGATGGACCAGCTGACCTCGTCGGAGGACGAGGCGATCCGGTTCTTCAAGGGCATCACGCCCAAGGGGATCGACGTCGAGAAGGAGCTCGAGAAGGCGAAGAAGGACGCCTGAGATGAGCGACGTCGCGCCGATCCGTCCTGACCCGGAGGACGAGATCAAGAAGGCACTTGCCGGAGCCGGGCAGAGCAAGCCGGAGGTCAAGCCCGTCGCGAAGGGCAGGGTCTCCAAGTCGATCGGCGCGACCGTCGCCCGATCCATCTTCGCCGAGTCCATCAGCGGAGTCGGCAACTATGTCCTGCATGAGCTGATCCTCCCGAACATCCGGGAGATGATCCAGTCCGTGGTCGTCGGCGGAATCGAGCGGGCCCTGTACGGGGACTCCGCTCCGAAGCCCTATCGCCCCCGCACGGGGCACGGCTTCTACACCCCGCCTAACAGGTCCGCGGGATGGACGTCCCGGACGAACTACAGCGCGGGAGCTCCGACGCCCCGCGACGACCAGTGGACCAACCGTCCGCCGTCATATTCCGATCTGGTGGTGCCGTCGAGGACGGAGGCGGAGGACGTCCTCCAGGCCCTGCTCGACATGGCCGAGAGGTACGGGTCCGCCTCCGTGGGCGACCTGTTCAGTCTCGCCGGCATGAGCACCACTCACGTGGACGAGTCCTGGACCTGGAACGCGAATGAGGTCGCCCAGGGACGAGTCCAGATGCGGCGCGGGGGTTACGGCTTCAGCCTCCCCTCGCCGTCCTTCAAGTCATCACGATAGTCATATTTCCGAGAAAGGAACCATTATGCTGCCCATGCCCGCTCTCGGCGCCGTCTTCGGCGCCGTCAAGCTCGCTCTGATCAAGCACGCCCCCACCATCCTCGTCGGAGGGGGCACGGCCATGCTGGTGGCGGCCACTGGGGTCGCCGTCAAGAAGTCGTTCACCTACATGGACGAGGACCTGGTCCCGTACATCACCGAGGCCGCCAAGATCGAGGCGGATGAGGAGCACGACGAGGAGACCAAGAAGGCGGACCTCACCGCCGCCCAGAAGAAGTTCCTCGTCAGAACCGCCAAGCGGTACGCTCCCGCTCTTGGCCTGATGGTCGCCGGTGTCGCGTGCATCGCGGCCGGTCACACCATGCAGTTGAAGCGCCTCGCCGGTCTGGGCGCCGCCCTGGCCCTCGCTGAGGCGGACAAGAAGGACTTCCTGGACGAACTGAACGACGAGGTCCCGGAGCCCCGCACCGAGACCGTCGACGGCAAGACCGAGGTCGTCCGGACCGCGCAGGCGGGGCACCTTCTGCCCTCCGAGGACTTCAGGAATCGGGTCTTCGGCCCCGAGAACAAGAACTGGGACCCGAGCCCTATCGTGTCCCGCAACTTCCTCGACGCCATCGAGCGCCACATGAACGACCGTCTGCGCTGGCAGGGTCACCTGTTCCTCAACGAGGTCTACAAGGCCCTGGGCATGCCCACGACCCGCGCCGGAGCCGTCATGGGCTGGAGCCGGAAGGCCGACCCGGACGCCGTCGTGCTGTTCTCCGCTCTGGAGGACCAGGCCAGCTCGGGGGATGACGACGTCGAGACCATCTGGCACCTCGATCTGGAGGCGCCCCACAACCTGGTGGCGTGATGCTCGGACTGTCGCAGCAGACGATCGCCTTCGCCAAGTCCCTCGCCCCGGCGCTGATCAAGGCCATTGGCATGATCGCGCTGGCCGAGGCGTGGAAGGCGAGCACGAGGAGTTTCGAGGACAAGCGCTTCGACGAGCAGAGTGAGGATATTCTCAAGCTCCGCGTCGAACGCAGCACCATCAAGAAGGAGCACGACGAGATGGTCACCAAGTACGCCGATCTCGCCAAGAAGTACGGAGAGATCGTACAGCCCCAGGAGGCGCTGACGAAGATCCCGTCGAAGGAGGAGACGCCCTCTTACGAGTGGGTCGACTTCGACGACTACGACGAGGACGATCACAAACTTCAGTACAACAGCGCGAACGGCGCCCTGTACAACGACGGCATGATCGCCAACGGAACCATGCGGGATCTGGCCGACCTCCTGTACATGGAGGCGATGGGCCTCGACTACCCGACGACGGCCCGCGTCAACGTCTACCCGCGCGGTTCCACCCGCGAGACTGAGCCGGACGAGATCCGCATCAAGATCTACTTCGACCCGGGCGACACCTACGGGTTCGACGACGAATGACGAGACTCGATTTCTTCACCTTCGCCGAACGGGCGGCGAAGGGCGGAGCGATCGAGATCCGGCCCGACTGGAAGGTCCTGCGCTCGTATGACCTGATGGTCAGGGGCAGGGACTTCTACGCGGTGTGGGACGAGGAGCGCGGTCTGTGGTCCACAGATGAGTACGACGTCCAGCGCCTGGTCGACAGGGCCCTGGACGAGTACCGCCGGACGAGGGGCGATGGGGACTTCCGCGTGAAGTACCTCAGAGACTTCTCGTCCGGCATGTGGACGCAGTGCCAGACCTACATCCGAAGCCTGAGCGATAACTCCCATGACCTCGATACGCAGCTGACGTTCGCCAACACTCCTGTGCGCAAGGAGCAGTACGCGAGCCGTCGGCTGCCGTACGCCCTCGAGGCGGGGGATATTTCGGCGTACGAGGAGCTCATCTCGACGCTGTACGACCCGGGTGAGCGCGAGAAGATCGAGTGGGCGATCGGATCCATCGTCGCCGGCGACTCGCGCTACATCCAGAAGTTCGTGGTCCTCTACGGCGAGGCCGGGAGCGGCAAGAGCACGATCCTCAACGTGATCTCGCAGCTGTTCGAGGGGTACACCGCCTCGTTCGACGCCAGGGCCCTGGCGTCCCCATCCGCGACCTTCGCCATGGAGGTGTTCAAGGACAACCCCCTCGTCGCGATCCAGCACGACGGGGACCTGTCCCGCATCGAGGACAACGCCCGCATCAACTCCATCGTCTCCCACGAGGACATGACGATGAACGAGAAGTTCAAGGCCACCTACACGACGGCCCTGAACGCCATGCTCTGGATGGGGACCAACCGCCCCGTCAAGATCACGGACGCCAAGTCGGGCATCATCCGAAGGCTGATCGACGTCACTCCGTCCGGACGGAGGCTCGATCCCGCCTCGTACAATCGCATCATGCGGGATATTCCGAACGAGTTGGGAGCCATCGCCCACCACTGCCTCGAGCAGTATCGTGAGCGGGGCTTCCACTACTTCGACGCGTACCGACCGACGCAGATGATGAGGAGGACCGACCTCTTCTACAACTTCGTCGTCGACAGCCAGGAGACCCTCGTCCAGGGGGTAACCCTGCAACAGGCCTACGCCATGTACAAGGCGTATCTGGCCGAGTCGGGCCTCGATCTGAAGATGACCAGGTATCGTTTCCGGGACGAACTGGCCAACTACTTCGAGGCCTACCACGATCGCGTCCGAACGGATGACGGGCGCAAGCGGAACTGGTTCGAGGGCCTTAGGCTGGACCGACTGGATGGCGGAGACGTCCGCCGAAGGTATGTCGCGTCGGATTGGCTCGAGATGTCCGAGGGGACCCCCGTGCTGGATGATATTCTGAGCGACAGGCCGGCTCAGTACGCATCCGACACGGGGGCGCCCCTCCGGGCGTGGGACGACGTCTCAACGGTTCTGAACGACCTCGACACGAGCCGCCTGCACTACGTGCGACCTCCGGAGGACATGATCGTCATCGACCTCGACATCCGCGGGGACGACGGCGAGAAGTCCTTCGCGGCGAACCGCGATGCGGCGCGGGAGCTGGGCCTCCCCGAGACCTATGCCGAAGTCAGCAAGTCCAGGGCCGGGATCCACCTGCACTACCGGTACGCGGGTGACGTCTCGGAGCTGGCGAATGAGATCTCGACGGGGATCGAGGTCAAGGTCTTCAGGGGGAGGGCCTCGCTGAGGAGGATGAGCACGCTGTCGAATGGACTGACCGTCGCCACCATCTCGGAGGGACTCCCCCGCAAGCGAAAGGAACGCGATATTCTCAATAAGAAGCAGATGGGCAGCGAGAAGGCCCTGAGGGAGTTGATCGAGCGGAATCTTCGGAAGGAGATCCATCCGGGCACGAAGCCGAGCATGGACTTCATCAAGAAGATCCTCGACGACGCCTACGAGTCGGGGATGGAGTACGACGTCGAGAACATGCGCGGGGCTATCCTCGCCTTCGCCATGGGCAGCACGCACCAGAAGGACGCGTGCTTCAAGACCTACACGTCACTGCGACTCAAGTCGGCCTCGAACGATGACCCGCCCGCGGGAAGAGAGGACGCCGACGGCTCCCTCGTCTTCTACGACGTGGAGGTGTACAAGAACCTGTTCCTCGTGTGCTGGATGAGAGACGATGACGACGCCGAGGTGGTCGCCATGGTCGATCCGAAGCCCGAGGAGATCGAACCCCTGTTCGACATGCGGCTCGTCGGGTTCAACAACAAGCGCTACGACAACCATATTCTGTACGCCCGCTGGATGGGGTACGACAACGAGCGCCTGTACAACCTGTCGCAGCGGATCGTCAACGGCGACCGCAGCGCGTTCTTCAGGGACGCCTATGACGCGTCGTATACGGACGTGTACGACTTCTGCGCCAAGAAGCAGTCCTTGAAGAAGTGGGAGATCGACCTCGGCCTCCCGCACGTGGAGATGGACATCCCGTGGGACTGGGAGGTCTCGAGGGACGACATCCCGCGCATCATCGAGTACTGCAAGAACGACGTCCGCGCAACCCGTCGAGTGTTCCACGAGAACTCGTCGGACTGGGAGGCTCGGCGGGTCCTGGCGAAGCTCGCGGGCCTGAACTCCAACACGTCGACGAACCAGCTCACCTGTCAGATCATATTCGGGGACGACCGAAAGCCGGCGTTCATCCACACGGATCTGAGTCATCTCTTCCCGGGATACAGGTACGAGAACGGGAAGAGCACCTACAAGGACGAGGTCGTCGGCGAGGGCGGATACGTCTACGCCGAGCCGGGATATTACGAGAACGTGGCCCTGCTCGACATCGCCTCGATGCACCCGCACTCGCTGATCGCCATGGAGTGCTTCGGCCCCAAGTACACGGCCCAGTTCAAGGATCTGGTCGCGGGGCGGATGGCGGTGAAGCACCACGACGTCGAGACGGCGAAGAGGCTCCTGGACGGGGCCCTCGTGCCGTTCATCGGCGAGAACGACAAGGCCCTGGCCTTCGCGCTGAAGATCGCCATCAACAGCGTGTACGGCCTCACGGCGGCCCGTTTCCCCAACAGGGCGAACGGCATGGATCCGATGAACAACCCGGACAACATCGTCGCGAAGCGCGGTGCCCTGTTCATGGTGAACCTCAAGCACTTCGTGCAGGAGCGCGGGTTCACGGTCGCCCACATCAAGACGGACTCGATCAAGATCCCGAACGCCACGCCGGAGCTGATCAGTGATATTTCGGCGTTCGCCAAGGGATTCGGGTACACGTTCGAGCACGAGGCCACTTACGACAAGATGGTCCTCGTGAACGACGCCGTGTACGTGGCGCACGACGAGGAGGGCTGGCACGCGACGGGAGCGCAGTTCCAGCACCCGTTCGTCTTCAAGTCCCTGTTCGGGTCAGACGTGGATCCGCACTACACCATGGCGGACTACGCCGAGACCCGGCAGGTGCACAAAGGCGCCCTGTACCTCAATTACGGGACGGAGGAGAACCCGCAGCGAGCCTTCGTGGGGCGCATCGGATCCTTCGTCCCGGTGAAGGACACGGCGCCGGGAGGCATTCTCGAGGTACTCCGGGACGGCAAGTACTACAGCGCCCCCTCGAGCAAGGGGTACCGGTGGATGCTGGAGGAGGACGCGCAGTCGTACGGCACGGACAGAGTCGACGACACGTTCGCCCTCGCCAAGGCGGCTGAGGCGGTCAGGACGATCGAGAAGTACGTCCCGATGACGACACTTCTCGAGTGACATATTCTGCACGGCGCATAGTGAGAACATCAGCTCTACGAAAGGAACTCGCAATGCGTCTCGTTCGCAACACTGCCATCCGCTTCGCCGCCGTTATGGTGTGCGTGATCGCCATGCTGTTGTCTGCTGCACTCACTATCATCGTGAATGCGATCGCCCTCTTCGTCGCGCCCATCTGTATCGCCGCTTATGCGGCTGACTTCGCATGGACCGGCGACGAGAAGCGATCCGCACGATGGGAGATGACCATGCGTCGGACTCAGTCGATCTTCGCGCTGCCTGCTGCTACGGTGGTCGCGTTGGCGTCGTGCGTCAATGACGCGCTCCGAACCAAGATCCGCTGACCCTCAACCCTCCAGTCCCTCACAAGGGCTGGAGGCCTCTGGCGATATTTGTGCAGGCCCCGTAGTGAGAACACTCAACGAAAGGACCATCATGAGTATCGTAAACTACTTGGCGCTCTGGTTCGTCAGCGCCGTCGTGATCGCGATCGCGGCAGTCGTCTGCGTCCTGATCATCGTCGTCTTCGCGGCCGTGACGCTCGTCCTCGAGATCGCCGTCTGCATCCTCAGCGTTGTGCTGGGGATCGCGGATCGCGACCCGGGGGCGGCGCTGCGGCCCGAAGCGTTGTACGAGATCGCGCAGCACGCCGCGTACGACCTCGTGGCAAAAACGATCGAGACCACCAAGTCAGTCGTGACTCGTCTCGCTGCTCGCTGAGCCTCTCTCCAGTCCACACGGGCTGGAGCCTTTCGGAGGAGCGCATATTTCACAAGGCTCATAGTGAGAACACCAGCTCTAAGAAAGGCCAACCATGTTTATCTTCGACGCCATCTACGCCGTCATGAAGCTCGTCATCGTCTGCCTCGGAACGTTCTTCCTCTGCGCCATCACGCTCGGGAAGAGCGCGCCGTTCCACAAGATGGCCCGCCGTATCGACCGGCGTAACGCCAAGAAGATGCGCCACTACCTCTCCACCAACTGACCCTCAACCCTCCAGTCCACACGGGCTGGAGGCTTCAGGAGGAAGATGCTACTGCAACTGCTCATCCTCGAGACGCTGGTCCTGTTCGTGTCCGTGATCGTCGGCGCCAGCTCGGAGAAGGCCGAACCCATCGCCCATATGATCTTCGGCCTGACCTTCTTCGCGATCCTGTTCACACTCGCGTTCGGAATCGCATGGGCCCCTTCCTGATCTTCATGACCCCGGCGATCCTGCTCGTGCTGAGCCTCCTCGTCGAGGCCCGATTCGACAGGGCGGCCGACTGGCTCGAAGCCCTCGCCTTCGTCGGGTTCATAACCGACATCTATATTCTCATCATCTGAAAGGAACGACACATGTTCATCCCCTTCGGAGGGGCATGCCTCACGCTCTTCCTCCTCGCCACTGCGCTCACCACGACGGCCTTCATCCTGGACGTCGTGGACAAGGAGCGGAACCACGTCAAGGCGGCCACGGGACTCTTCACCACGGGCTACGTCCTCGCGCTCGTGACGAGCGTCCTCACGCTCGTCTGCTTCGTCATGTTCTTCAACTCGGGGGTGACTATCTGATGGCGCGCGAACGATTCACCATCGAGGGGACCCGGCTGATGTTCCCGAACTTCTCGGGAGCGCCGGACAGATTCAACCAGACGCCGAAGCCCAATGCCTCGATCGTCGTCCCGCCGGAGATGGTCCAGGAGCTGACCGAGCGCGGATTCCGCATCCGCCACCTCGACGGCCGTGAGGGCTTCGAGGGCGACCAGGGCCTCGACCTCCTGGTCGTCAAGGCCTCGTACGGCGGTCGCGGCGACCCCAAGATCGTCCTGCTGATGGCCGAGGACGGCACTCCGCCGCAGGAGTGGTCCAGGCGCCTCCTGTCCGCCGAGGAGGTCGGCGAGATCGACCGCCTCGACATCGACTTCGTCGACATCACCTTCACCCCCTACGAGTTCAGGGGGTTCACGTCCGCCTACATCGACTCGATGTACGTCGTCTGCCGGCCCGACCGGCTCATGTCGAAGTATGGCATCTGACTTCCTCGACGAGAACTGGGCGTCCATCGAGGGGTGGCCCATGGAGATCTCCTCCTACGGCCGCGTCTACTCGATCAACGCCCACAAGTTCCTCAAGCCGATGTACCTGCGCGGAACCATCGGAGAGGACTGGTATGTCCTGTGCGGGGGGTCCTGGCACAGCGTGAGGCGCCTCGTCTCGCGCTGCTTCGAGATCGAGCTTCCGAAGAACTGGGAGCCGATGTTCGACAGGACCCCCCGCTTCAGGTCCTCGCCCTACAGGGGGCGGGTCGTTCACACGGAATCGGGAGCCGTATTCCCGAACGCGAAAGCGGCGGCCGAGGAGTTCGGAGTCTCCAGAGCCACCGTGTCCAACGCCCTCCGGGGCGTCACCAGCAAGCCCAGACTCGGTTTCAGAAAGGAACAGTGAAATGACCGAGACCATCTTCGTCGTCTTCGAGCTGCTGTGGAGCGGCACGGAGAAGAGCTACCAGACCATCTCCCGGTTCGTCCGGGAGGGCGTGACGCGGGAGTCGAGCGACACCCTCGTGATCGGCCTGCGCGAGTACCGCGTCGGTGAGATCATCACCTGCACGTCTCGCGGCAGGGTCGTCCCGACGCGCGGCGAGAGGCGACCGCAGGGGCACGACCCCGTCGAGATCCGGGTCAAGAAGTGGCGGTGCTACCCCGCGCACGACCTCGCGATCCTGGCCGAGCCCTGCGTCCAGACCGTCGAGTACGACGGCGAGTGGACCATCGTCCGGTTCAGTAACGCCGTCCGACGGTATGCGACCTACACCGGCAGCAGCGTCGCGTGCTTCGACAACGACGGGGAGCACCCTCGCGGCTTCTTCCTCATCTCCGAGGAGGCGTACAATGACCGCGATCACTGAGGACAACGGCCCCGAGATCGAGCTGTGCTGGATGGTCGCGCCGGTGGCCGCCATCAAGGACTTCCTCGAGAGGCGCGGGGAGACCGACTACTACTTCGAGCACGACTCCGACCACAGGACGGCGCTCAACATCCGAGGAATCCGAACCGCCGGCTGGGAGGACGTCCTCGTCTGGAGGCGTGGCGGGCAGGTCATCGTGGCTCAGGACCGCGAGGTCCCCTACATCGAGGGGAGCGCCGCTCTTCGCGGGCTCATCCCCCGGTCCAAGGACAACGGGCGCATCGTCTCGTACTGGCCCACCGACAGGCGGGTCATCGTGGACGCCGTGCCCATCGAGTCCAAGAGCGCCACCATCCAGTGGATGGTCAGGCACCCTGACCACGCGCTTCACATGATCACCCGACTCGACAAGAGCGGGTACAAGCGGCCCATGATCCAGACGTCCCGGGGTGAGGAGTTCCCCCGGTGGTACTGGCTCGTCTGGACGAAGGACCAGGGCGTTCTGCCGCCCGTCACCACCGCCAAGTGGAAGGCGCTCAAGGCCTCGTACGTCGAGAGCGGGGTCGCCTTCCGAACCATGTTCGAGGGAGCCGCCCTCGGATTCGAACGCAAGAACACGGGAGTGAACTGACATGTGCGCACCACGATACATCGTCGTCTGCGGGGACGCCCCCGAGGAGTCCATCAACAAGTTCCTCGAGGACTACCTGCCCGATGGGTGGGGGGTCTCGTGGGGCGTTCGGGGAACCAAGCGCCTCGCCCTGCACAGCGCCGACGGGGAGCACCATCTCATCGGCGGGTGCGACTGCATCGCTTACGATGCGGTCTGCAACATGTTCCGAGTCGAGAGGCTCAATCTCCTGCTCGACCTGCTGCTCGACGAGAACCTGGCGCACTTCTCCCCCATGAAGGGGCTGCACCAGTTCCGCATGGCCCTCGACCTGTCCAAGCTCAAGTCGAGGGAGAAGCTGTGATCATCGACCCGGACGACCTCGTCGAGTGCTACGACACGATCGACGCCGGCGCCACGCCCGAGGAGCTCGGAAAGTTCTTCGAGGACCACGGCTTCTCCCCGAACGACTGGTTCGTCTGGGAGAAGGGAGTCGATGTGAACACGCCCCGGAAGACCCGGACGTGGCGCCCGGGCGACAAGATCGTCTGGGCCACCCTCAGGGGGAAGTTCCTGACGGTGTTCCACCACAAGCGCGTCGACGAGGAGGACCTCATCCCCCGGCGGATCTCGCCGCACCGCTGCAAGCACTACGTCCGTCAGGGCGACCTCGAAGTCTGGGTGGACTGCCCGGAGGAGAAGCTCTCGGTGTCGAATCGCGGGAGGGTCAGGTCCTGGGCCAAGAGGGGTCTGATTCTCAAACCACGACGAGGCGGGACCGTCTCGGGACCGTGGGTCAAGGCCTACGGGAAGACCGTCTACGTCAACGACCTGATTCGCAAGTACATCGTCTCAGTTCCCGGGATGGTGTAGAGGAGGAGAGATGAACAGAAGACTCATCAGGGCGGGGGTGTCCACGAACGCTCCCGAGGAGGTCGTGAAGGAGTTCCTCCGCGAGTACTGCGTCGACCACGAGCCCCTGCCGAAGGCTCCCTCGAACGGCCCGGCGTTCTACTCGGCGACCTACGACGGTCTCGAGATCCAGACCCTCGACGACTACATCCGGATGGTGGACGAGTACCTGCCGGACGGGAAGCGCGAGGGGATCGTCTTCGAGACCCGTCCGTGGCGGTACGAGCTCTCGCAGCTGCACGAGGGCTAGTCTTGTACGAGTACGCCATGAAGAAGCTCCGTCCGGCCCAGAGGGACGCGGTCGACCGT